AGCTCTGACTTAGTCAGCCAAGGTACATCCAAACCTTTTTCAATGGCATATTGCATAACATGCAACATAGCCATTTCATAATTTTCATGGTCTAAATAACATTCACGTTGAAAATTTAAACATTTGATAATAGTTAATTCTTCATTTCTAAAATCATCCTTAACATAATTTAACGTGCTATTTCTACTCTTAAAATCTAAAGGTGCTACAAGACCTAATTCGGGATGACAACGAAAGGATCTTTTAAGAAAAGTAGTTTCTTTTATATTCATTAGTCCAGATCCAGTCCATTGTCTTTTATCACCAGTAGTAAATCCAACACCTAACTCAGCCATGACTTTACTATAAGTGACTCCATTAAATATATCACTATATTGTTTTGAAACACCATTTAATAAATCATCACCATAATCATTAACTTTAACATTATTCTTAAATGTCATAATACTTGGTAATTCTTTATACTTATCATAATATAATTTACAAAAAGCATATGCATTGTACATTAGATTAACAATGCAATTGTACAAGGCAGTAAGAAGAATACCACTAGGCATGGAGTGAGTAGTAATCAATTTTCTACCATTAGAAATAGTAGGAGTATTATGCATATAACTAAATAAATATCTATAAATAGAAAATATAATGTCATCAGTCATATATAAATGTTCATCAACAATCTTAAACCCAGCATCTTTATATAATAAATGCATGCTGGGATGGATTCGAAGGTACCTGGCACAAGATGACAAATCAACCTTCTCAATGACACAATCCTGTAATTTAAACTGAAACAAAGTATGCATCTTTCCATCCCATGTTTCATAATCTCCATCAAAAACCTGATTATCACCAAATTGAGTGACACGATCATATAAACGCTTCCAATCCTCGGAAAAAACGTTTATACCTATCATCATGCCACTCTCAAATCTATTTTGAACACTAGCCACAGAAAATTCACCAAGAAACATCCTTTGCAAAATTAACAAATCTAAAGGATTGACTTTAAAAAGTCTAGGTTTATCAACTTTTTCTATGTTTCGCAATTCATCTTTTAAAACTTCATGGGACCAACTATTATACGTGCCTTCATTGGTTAACATCGATAAGACGGTTTTTGAAACAGTCAACAATAGTGGATCTAACATAAGTCCACTAACATCATCAATATACAAATGCTTATCATTAATAAATCCTACCCCACAACTAGTGTCCATACGCAACTTATTTAATCCGTTTCCTCCCAAAATAGCACTCTTCTCATCTATTACAAAATGCTTTGGAAGGGACTCCTTTATAATATTAACTGCATAATTTAAAGATTTTATATCAACCTTTCCAACTTTTTGAAAAGATTTTGAACTCATAACTGCAACTGTATCCTTACCATAAGCATTCAAATTCGCTGGAACTCTATCTCTAGAGTGGACTCCATCCATTAAAGAAGGAACTATAACTGATGAATGATTAATATTATCTGGTATAAAACCAGATATTTGATTAATAGAAACACCAGGATGAGAATCAGATAAACTTAAATAATAATCACTTTGACTATTAAATGCTAAAGTAATGGCATCAATAGTAGATTGTGTAAACATCTTAATAATACCAGTTGAATTACTACCGGCAACATGATGTCCAAGAAGAAAACCATCTATAGTAATCAAGATTGAACCACACAGACCATCCATAGATATATCATGCTCCAAGTCACCCGGAGAGATTTTACATTCAACATCATGGTTTCGAATACCAATTTTATAAGAATCAGTAAAATCAACCTCTCTAATGTTCTTTTGTGGCAAATTATGATGACTTTGATTTGGAGTTATAAAAGATACTCGTTTCTCAGTAGTGCCATCCTTAAATCTACATTTCTTGAAATAGGGTGGCTGCGGAGATCTTAAGCGCAATATAAGAGTATCATCTTTATAATTAATATATTTAACTAAACATGGAACATAATCATAGACTATATGATCACCAGAAGTATAAACTCTGATATATAATTCCTGTCCAATGGAACAATCAACACCATGAGCTGTAGTGACTACACTCAAACCTGATATCAAAGCACAGGAAATAGCTCCATCAACAGTCTCCTTAGTCTTAGGATCATAACTAATTAACTCAATAACGACAACATTCTTCTTAATTTTTAAACTATCTTGAATAATAGATTGTTCATCACTTTCCTCTCCCATTCTGGGAACATCAAACAATGCTTTAACCATTGGATGCTCTTCAAACACTTGAGGACGAAAATGTTTAAGATTACTCTTAACAACATTATCACTTTTATATGAGTGAACTATATCTCGAGTTACCTTATTAGGTCGATGTTTTAAAATCTTTTTCTTAATCAATTTATAAAATATTATAGAAATCATAGTTATTATGGGAACTGCTACACCAAAAACAGAGGCATAAACCTTATTGCTTTCGATATAAGAAAATAAACGGGAGAAAACATCTTTATCATCAACCACACCCGAAAAATCAACCTTATCACTAGCAACACAATAATTTACCTGTAAAGGAACGGCTTCACGAGAATCAAGATCAACCTGATAACTATTATCAGAATTTTTAGAAAATTTAACTTGACTTCTAAATTTACCAAACTGGCGGGATGCTGAACCATGTAATTTATTAAAATGTTCAACATTTTCATCCATTTTAATCTTTGCAATTTGCAAAATCCAAGTAGAAATATCATCATAACTAAGAGTATCAAGTCTAATAGAAGTTTGAATTTCAAATTTACTGGTACTGAGATTATATTTTTTATAATATAAAGTTCCAGTATAGCTTCCATCAAAATCAACGTGATCAAAATCGAAATACATTAAACGACGATGCAAAGCTCCAAGATCAGATATTCCACTATTATCTTTCAATGACAAATTGACATTATTAGTGGAAGTTATAATAAGATCAGAAGTAAATGATTTAACTCCCTTCATCTCAACGGCTGCACACTCCAATGGATAATGTATATTACTAACCATGTTAATAATATTTCCCCACTGTTCTATGCCTTTCTGTCCAATATCATCAACAAAGAAAACATCTTCATTATGATAATTATCGTAAAAGTCTTTACTGCCACTAGGTGGTGATGAATGAACATAAATCGAATTATTATCTGCCAACATTGCCATCATTTTGCTCGACAGAACAGATTTGCCTGTTCCTCTCTTTCCACCAAGAACAACACAAACTGGTTCAACGCGAGTTTTGTTGACTTGGTATTTAATTTGCGATAAAATCCCCTTAAAACGATCAAATAAATTTTTAAGCCTGGGATGACTATCCTTTACCCTAATATAATCATGCGACCATTGTTCAAATTCAGAATAATATTCTATAAATGAATCTTGATAATTCTTGTCACATACTTTTCGCATGTCTTTTTCATATTCCATAACAAATGAGTTGATCTTCTTCTCATGGTAAGAAAGTCTGGAATAGGGGAAAAAAGATTGAATATCTCGATATCCATTAATATACTCTGGATTAATTTTAAGCAACTGCATGACATGGATTGGCAAGTCAAACAAAAACCCAGCAATAGAGTGTACATAAGTAGTGTCATCCAAAATTTTGTTTTTAGTATAGAAAGACATTGCTCTAAAAATATTACGTAAGTTGGATGGTAAAAATGTTTCAATAATCGCTGCAAAAGTAAATTCCTCAAAACCAGATTGGGATCTAAACCTTGCAGTCAATTCCGAAATAGAATTAGATATATAATCTCTTCCTGAACGCATGGAGTTCTTAATTGTATCAAAGACACTAGAATTATCCAAAGAAGACTTCTCAATGTCATTTTTATGTGACATCAAGACATAAACTCCATGAAATAAAGAATAAATGGATTGTACAACATTCAACATGTTGACAATCATAACAAAAGTGTCATTTCTATTTTCAATTAAATTTGAAACACTAGTATATAAATTCATGACATCTATAATAGACATCAATGAGTCCCACAAAATTTTTAAAATTGAAGGTGCAGCCTTAATGGTAGACTTGAATAAATCTTCCATCACAGGAAACAACCCCAATATAGTATTAAGAGATGAATCATCATTTGAAAATTGATTATAAACCCTTTTAATAGAAGAGAATAAACCTTGAGCTCTATATTGCTTATGGTTCTTTCCAACGACGCATCCATTCAATAATGCTTCAATACATTGTTTTCTAGAGTAAGTAGAGCAAATCTTTACACTTCCTTTAAATAAAGTATAAATTCTAGCTCCATATTTCTCTTTAACATTACTAATAAATTTATCAACACGCCAAAGACGTTTATTGATATATATATAATACAGCGTGGCTGTCGATAAGTCTACAGCAGCAACGTTTGCATCCAATGGGGTTCCGTTCATCTCCTCGTAAAGAGAGTCGGTTCGCCTACCATTGTCTGTGTTGAGCTTGATCCCATTATTCATTAGTTGTACTTTCATTGTGGTTTTTAGGGTTGGTTTGAGATCAGCAAACCACTGACCAATTTTAAGAAAAATTGGAAAGAAAAACGACTAAATAAAAGAAATTACAATATAGTAAGAGTAAAATTGGGATTAGTAGGAGTAATAAAAGAATCAGGGGTCAAAGGGGATAAATCTTCCCCAGTCTGTATGGCATTTGGCATAAGATATGGAATATTATATAAATTGCCAAATCTAGATTCATCGGAAAAAGACATATAAAGAGAATAATTAATAGCATTTGGAGGATCCGCTTGGAAAATAGGATAAAAATTGATAACAATAGATCCAAGATCAGAATAAAATTTCCCAACTGTTACAGTTTCTTGCCAAGTATTGATGAGAACACTTTTAAATATAGATTCAAAAGGAACTTCAAACTCTGCGCATTTCTGAATCGAATTAACATATGATACAGTGAGGCGGGTTGAATTATCAATAACAGTCGTAGCGGGAATTCCTGTAGTGTCATACCTAAATTGAGACTGAATATTATTAGCAGTAGGAGTATCCGAGGGTAATACAGGATATCCAAGAACTGGAGGAATATAATTAACGGAATAAGTGAATACATCGGGACAATCCTCCAATATAATTTTAAACCGAAGAGAACCTTTGTATGAACGAAAAAGAGCAGCATAATGAGACATTATACCAAAACTCTCTAGATTATTAGGTACCTTAGACAATAAGGTTGATATATTAAAAATTTCATAATTAGCTCCGGTGGTGTTATTACTATATGATCTATACATAAGTTGATATTTACGCAAAAGATTGCGAATAGAAAATAAAGAACGCTCTGAAACATCAGAGCGATTCTGAGTGTTATCGTTAGGAGCCAGTACATTTTCATCAGAGGATGTAGAAAAAGTAGTTGTAGGAGCAATATTCAAAGGTTGTGCATTAGCACTTTGAGCTTTAAAAATCTTAGGCTTATTAGATCTAACCAAAGGCATACTAGCATTAGGAGCAGGATACACATTATTCGAAAATGAAAGAGTAGAAACTTCAAAATCATGAGCACCAGCCATAAAAACATTAAAAGTTATAGTAATTGGAGTATTATTAGGTGCAACTAAAGGATTAATAACAGCTATATTTATAGTTCCCATAGAATCGTTAATACTAGGAACATTGTTATTAGTAACATATAGCTGTGAAGTGGTTGCAACATAAGGAACAGTAAATTCAAACTCATTAGTTCCTTGATTAATTTCAAATGCACTACCATACTGACTAGTCAAGGAATAAATATTTAAACTAGAAGACGCTAAATATTGTCCATAATTAACAGCAAAGAAAATTTTTGCTGTCTGGAATGATGTACTTACAGCTTGAATCTTATAAGTAAGACCTCCCTTCCAAAAATTAAAAGGAAGAGTTAAATAAGATATTAAAGGCATAACGTTGTTAGTGCCTAGCAAAATATAATTAGGAATTGGATTAATAGGAAGTGACGCAAGAATAGTTCCAGCGATTTGAGAAGTAGACAAATTAAATGAACCGAGATAAGAATATCTCATTTTAAGTTCATCAAAATTCATCTCATCACAAGTAGAAGCAAAAGTTTCAACAGCAGTAAGAGCCACATTAGAAGGATCAACAACCATTTTATCTATGTGTTCCACACCAACAGAATAATTCATGGGAGAAACAGCAACAAACTTAGATGGAGCATTAAAATTTGGATCCAACGGTTTATCCAATCCAGTAACGCCATGAATAAAATCCAGAGCATCTCCTACAATATTATCAGGAATGGCTGAATTAACAATAGGTGCAAAAGGTCCTAATTCCGATGAAAACATAGAAACGCCCTTCTTGACGATGTCTCTGGGAATAATCTTTTTAGCCAAACTAGTAATGAAACCAGATTGAGCTCTAAAAACAGAACTAGGCGAGGAAACAGCTGGAACTTTAAATTCATTGTCAGTAAAACGCGTAAACAAAGACACGTTGACAGACAATGTAGAAGAAGCTGAAGCTTGCAAAGGATTAAAAACTACAATATAAATATGACCTAAAAAGGAAATATTATCTGTAGCATCATAAGGAGCTTGCAAGTTCATATAATGCAACGGTGAATTAAAAGGAATAGTTAATTCTGCGCTAGTATTAGCATTTGCATATAAATAAACACAAGGATTAATAGACAATGACGCAAAATTTGTAATTATATTATTTTCAATAAAAACTGGTTGAGTCAAAGGCACATAAACCATAGCCAGAAGTCCTTGATGAAGAGGAGTGGCTACAACTTGAGCATGAACATTAACGCTACCTCTCCAATATTGAAAGAGAGAAAATGGCGCTGTGGTAATAGAATTTACCAAAAGGTCCTGAGGAACCTTTAATTTAGCTATAATAGCATGAGAAGCTGCAGTGGTGGTCCAAGCATATGAATTAACAAAAGAAGGTCTTTCAAGCATCATATTTAAATTCCAAGGTTGTTCTTGAATAACATTTGATGCTGAATTATCATTAGAATATCCTGGTCGTTCAGCTACAGAAGTAGTAGGACGTGTTTGAATTTGAATTCCGTTCTTTTGCATAACAGCAGTTGAATTATTATTATTCATAGCCGTTTGATTATAATTTAACTCAATATTTGAGTTGGTATTAGTATTAGTATTAATTTGTGCAACATTCATTTTAAGAAACTAAAGGGATGTTATACCTATAGTTAATTGACTACATATTTTGTGGGGCTGCCACTAGCATTTATACTATATAAGTTTTGCTCTTCGCTAAGTAGGATCTAGTCGGTTACTTACTTATTAGAACGATCTAACAAAACAGTTTTAAATAAAAGAAAATCTATCTACAGATACAAAAGTATATGAATATGAATAAGAATGTAATTTAACTAAATTGTGATAATAATGTAGAAAATATTTAAATATCTCCATTTGACCACGAAGGGAAAAAGACTCAATGTTAATACATTGAAAAATACGCAGTGAAATATTATATGGTTTAATATCGGTTGTTTACGATAAAACCGCAAGAAGAACTTGCGATACCACAAATAAAATGCGTACTAAACAATATAACATGATTAAAAATGTCCGTGAGGGCACTAATAATTAACATCTACATAAAAACAGGGGGAGGAAAGGAGATCCCTCCC